AGTTGAGCCTGTAGGTCCAGTAGCACCTGTAGGACCAGTAGCACCTGTGGGGCCAGTTGAGCCAGTTGAGCCTGTAGGTCCAGTAGCACCTGTAGGACCAGTAGCACCTGTGGGGCCAGTTGAACCAGTTGAGCCTGTTGGGCCAGTCGCACCTGTGGGGCCAGTTGAGCCTGTAGGGCCACTTACTCCTGTGGGGCCTGTTGAGCCTGTTGAGCCTGTTGAGCCTGTAGGGCCAGTACTACCAGTTACTCCCGTTCCGCCAGTAGGGCCAGTACTGCCTGTAGTACCTGTAACCCCTGTAGGACCAGTTGCTCCTATTGCTCCTGTTGAGCCTGTTGAGCCTGTTGAGCCTGTAGGGCCAGTAACCCCTGTAGGACCAGTTGCCCCTGTTGCTCCTGTTGCTCCTGTTGCTCCTGTTGCTCCTGTTGAGCCTGTTGAGCCTGTAGCACCTTGAGCCCCGCTCATACCCGTGGGCCCAGTTGCACCCGTCACGCCCGTCGGCCCTGTCCAGCCCGTGGGGCCCGTGGTCCCAGTTCTACCAGTAGGGCCAGTCGCACCAGTGACGCCTTGAATGCCTCCATAGGGGAGGGAGTTCCAGCCTGTAAGGCCATTACCGATTTTAAATAGCCCAGTATCAGTCTCGTAGCCGAGTTCTCCCACCGCCAGGACAGGATTAACAGGCGTCCAGGCCGCAGCAGTCCCATGACGGAGTTGTAGGACAATATTCGCACCATTATATGTGCCAGACGGCCCCGTAGTACCTGTGATTCCTGGGCCGCCACAGTTGAACGCGGGGCCGTCATAGTAGTTAGTTGAGGGCGTGCCGCCATCAAAGATGTAATAGGATATAGGACCGGTGTTGCCAGTAGCACCTGTGAGCCCAGTTGCCCCAGTATTTGTCGCGGACCCAGGCACACCTTGATCACCTGTAGGACCAGTCACACCTTGTTTACCTGTAGGACCAGTATTTGATGCAGAGCCAGGGAGACCTCGTAAACCAGTCGGGCCGGTGGCTCCCGTTCGACCAGCTGCTCCTGTTGTACCTGTGGGCCCTCCAGGGGGTCCAGTGGGACCTACAGGACCCAGGCCATGATTTGCATCAAAGCCGCCGCCAGCCAGCAGAACTGCATTCCCACTTGCGTCGACCTGCTGATACATAGGGAAGGGGAAGCTGGCCGGCCGTACCTTTGTGAGTTGGCCGACCCCTGTGGGGTCTATATAAAAGAGCGTGCCGGCGCTCCCGCCCGTCAGAGAGAGCTGGGTTGCCGTGCGATACTCACCAAAGGGGTTGAAGGTAAAGTATTGGGCGGTGGGCGTACCTACACTTGTCACAAGGCCGATTGTATAAGTTACACCACTAATATCACCGATTCCCTGGGATTTACGAAACAGGCCAGAGGAGTTGATGTAAACTGGGTCGCCGACGACGAGTGTATGACCGGGCTGATAAATACTCACGTACTGATTGTAGGTATTAAGAGCGCGAAAGCGGCCAATTACATTGCCAGAGAAGTTTGTTGCCAAGTTAAAAGTGTCGGAGGGGGTAAAAATAGGGAATCCGTCCTCATCTACACTAAAGAGGATGGTACGAGAATCGGTAAATACGGGAGCACCATTGAAACTTCCTGTTGTGTCTAGACCTGCGTTGTAAAGGTCGACGTCCACCATTTTTGCGTAAAATACACCAGAGCCTGTATTATTCGCGGGATTAGGTGCATCAGATATTGTGTATACTGTAGCGAGTTTCCAGGTAAATCCGGTTGCGTCATTTGCGAGCCAGTCTCCTGCCACAACATTATATGAATCGTAATACTGCTCTGCTTGACCCGTTCCAGGATTAAATATATGAGCAGAAAAGAACTCGAGGGAATTCAGATTTCCTCTAATAAGGTATTCATTTGAACTGAGGTCGGCAAAGACTGTAGAAAGGCTGGGTGGGAGTTCGGCGTCGCCTGCTTGGTAATAATGCATATTCAAATCCAAGGCCTTTGGCGGTGGTAAATATGACATACCTCTACCATGTTGTACTGATTTAAACTACTTCTCAATGGGAAGGACCGTCAAGTGCCAAAATAAGTTCACCCCAGGGGGGCGAAGTTATTTGTGCCTACTTGGCTAGAATAGCCTTTAAGGATTTGTAACAAGTATAATCCTCATATTTGCGGCGGTGCTGCCACCAGCTGGAACTGCACCTGCAGTACTGACTGCAGTGGTAGAAGTAGTACCAACTTTCCATGAAGAGTTAGAAAGGAGATTATAGAGTGTAATATTATCTGTGGCTAAACTCAGGCCTGGAGCTGTAATAGTGACACCGCTGCCACCCATCACTCCCATTGTTGACGCACCCTTTGCCGCATAAAACTTTGTTGTGCCACTAATGGCCGTGTTCATTGAACCTGCGCTGCCTGCAGCAGATGCGGCATCCCAATTAGAACTTCCAAGTGCATTTACCGTAAGGCCTGTTATTTTCGCGGTAGATGTGCCGCCAAGCTTTACTTGACCAGGAGTAGCTGTTCCGGTTACTTGAAATGTGGGGTCGCTGCTAAATACATTTGTAACACCGCTGGGTGACAGCATAAAATATATTGTTACTGTGCCACCACCTCTCTGGCGGCGTCGGCCGCGCCTGGAAGCTTTTCTGGAAGCCTTCCTAGAAGCTTTCCTTGACCCCCTTCTGGATTTACGCATGACAACCATTCTTTATATTTAGGCATCAGACATAAAATAGTGTGATAGTTGCATAAAATCCAGCAGCTGTTCCAGTGGGGGCTGCACTAAGAATATTTCCACCATTAATATTTGTAAGTGTTAGGTTATTTAAGAGAATGGAATTGTCTGTGGTCTGACTATAGTATATCTTTCCGGTATTGCCAATCGCGCCTGCTGGAGAGGGGTTCCATTGGCCTCCGCCTGTAAGTGTATATCCAGAAGCTGCTATACTTGTACAGAAGGCGTACGTAGTATTATTCATTGTAATAGTGTTTCCTCCCGTAAATACGAGGTCCGTGCCTTGGTTTGCAGTAAATGTACCGCCCGCAGATAATCCGGGAGACGCAGCACTTGTAAAAAATCCAGGAGGAATATATACCCCACTAAGAGTGGGAGGATTAATAGTGGAGTTGTACTTAAGATATATTGTAAATGCTTTCATTGCGCCCGGAATCGTATTAGAAGTTCCAATTGGACCAGCAGGGCCCGTGGGTCCAATCGCAATCTGTCGACTCTCGCAAATAAGACGACTCGCTATTTGAGTACGCAGGAGTGTATTTGCGTCCATCTATCGTGTTGTGCCAAAGTTAAGTGCGACTCCTGTGGCGCACATAAAGACCCTGTAAACATACAGAGCAGTATGTCAGACCATAGGGTAATCCTTCTTAGCATGGTAAAGAATGAGACGAGAATTATTGAGCGCCTGATGGGCTCTGTGCGCGGTAAAGTGGATGCAATCGTAATTTGTGACACTGGCTCAACCGATGATACAGTAGCGAAAGCAACGGCATGGCTGGGCACCAATGACATGTCTGGTGTCACCTTCGAGTATCCCTTCAAGAACTTTGGAAAAAGCCGTACAGACTCCTTCCTCTGTTGTCAGCGTTGGGTTACGGAGGCCGGCTGGGATGCAACCAGGACATGGGCACTTCTTCTCGACGGTGATATGATGCTTTCTGAACCCGTGAACAAGGCGAGCCTGGCGAGCCTCGGCCCCGAGCAGGCCGGTGTTTCTCTCAGACAATCTGCTGGCAGCCTTATTTACAGTAATGTCCGTCTTCTGCGCTGCTCGGAGCCCTGGATTTGCAAAGGAGCCACGCACGAAGCTTGGACGTGCCCTCAGAACAAGCATACAACTCTTCTTCATGACCCTATTCTGATTGACCACGGCGACGGCGGTTGTAAGGGTGACAAGTACCCGCGCGACATTCGCCTTCTGAAAGAGGACCTTGAAGAGATGCCCAATGATGCACGGACGCATTTCTATCTTGGCCAGACGTACCTCTGTATGCGCGATTGGCCCAATGCAATTGCAACTCTGAAACGCCGTATTGAGATTGGAGGGTGGGATGAAGAGGTCTATATTGCCCGTCATTATCTGGGAGAGTGCTACGAGAATGTTGGTGACTACGCCAATGCAATCTACGTTCTTACAGAGGCATGGCAGGCGCGCCCCTTTCGCACAGAGGCGCTCCTGCGCGCCATTCGCCTCTATAGGCGGCAACCCAAGTCCCAGCGTCTCGCTATGATGCTCTTTGAGAAACTTTTTCTTGCGCAAACGGGAGAGGATTTTGTCACTGGCGCCCGCCTTGCTGCGCCTCTCCAGAATCACGACCAACTCTTTGTAAATCGGCGAGACGTCGAGCACGATATGTGGGAAGAGCTGGCGATTCTGGGATTTTATACAGACGCAAAGCCCCAAACATGGTTGCGCCTCGACGAATTCGACCTGAAAAACGGGCTGAACTGGCACGAATTCAATGCGATTTTCGGCCACCTTCATTGGTATGATTGGTGTCTGAAACCGCGTCGCCACACGCGTTTCGCCGTCCCTCTAGAGCGCCTTCCGTGGGCCGCAGAAGCAGAAGCCGCCTGCTGGCAACCCTTCAATCCCAGTATTCGTGTAAAACCAGATGGGAGCGGCTACTTAGTGAATCTCCGTTGTGCAAATTATTATACTGCAGAGGCGAAGCATTACCATTACCGCGCCTTCCACGGGCAAGTACTTACGCGAAACTGTCTAATGGATGTGCCACGAGAAGCTGGTTGGAATAATCCTGCAAGCGCAAAGGAAATAGTGGTAGACCCGAAGTTTGCCCAGCACGACCACTATATTCGCGGAGTAGAAGATTGCCGGCTCATTCAAGGAACTGCGGAGCTCGAATTTCTCGGGACCTCTCAATCCTATTCCGACAATAAGACGAATAAGATATTCCATGTTTGGAGAAAGGGGGAAGAGGCCATGTGGAGCCTGAATCAAATGCCCCTGCCTCCTGGTGTCGGCGCGGGAGAGACCCAAAAAAACTGGCTGGGATTTCGGGATGCCGAAGGTAAGCTCAATTATATCTATAACTTCTCACCCTTCAGAATCTGTAGAGCGGATGGGAGTGTCCGCGTTGACGTGGATACAACAAGAGGCCCCGTCAGCCTGAAAGAATATCGTGGCTCTGCTGGACCTGTTCCATGGGCGTCTTCTATTGCAGACGAGGCATTCCTCTGTGTAATGCACAAGGTATATGTGGGAGATGAGGGCCGCCGTTATTATCACCGTTTCATGACTCTTGACCGGCAGTACCGACCCTCTCGCGTTTCCTGCTTTGTGCGTTTCACCAAGGAGCGTGTAGAATATTGGAGCGGAATGTGCCCAAGTCTAGAAGGAGATTCCATGTGGATTACTTATGGTACTCGCGATTCAGAGGCATACATTGCGGAAATGCTCTTCAGCAGCGTCGAGCCTCTTCTCATGTATAACATGAAAACTGGTGAAGTGCAGCCTACGACGGAGAGGCTCAAGGCTATTCCGCGCTGAGTTCCCAGACTTCTGAAAACGGGACATATACTTTTATGCCAATTTTCTTTATTTTTTCTACAAGCTTGTCAATTCCCTGAGGATAATCACCATTTACTCTTCCAGGAAGATTTAGAGAACCATTATGCTTTACAAGTCCACCTACAGAGAATATAGAGCCATCCGCAGCATAAGTAGAGAATCCCATCATTTCCCAGAGGATACTGCCGTCTCGAAAGAGAAAGGCGCGCTCTGACCAACGATTATCGGTTCCAGGATATTCCTGGAATCGATAGACGTCTTCGAGAGTAAAAGATTTAACACCAATAGGAAGTGTCACTTGCATTTGTACTGGAAATTGGCGGCGGTCACCTGTTCAATTTTTAAAACGGGTGGAAGCGGAACCAGCGGGACAGATTTTCTTTTCCCGTCTTTTCTGCCCATTCGCACTTCATAAATGCCTTGAACGAGAGGAAGTCCATATCTGAATCTGGCTCAAACTTATGAACCGCTTGGTCCGCATCCAGATAATCAAAATAGTCATAATGCTTCGTGTCAGACGTCTCGTACATATAGCATTGAATAGTAATACACGTATCAGTTGTGCTAAGATTCTTCAGCTGATGGACCTGGTTGAGCGCGGGACTAATCCAAGTGACATCTTCTTTTTTGAAGGACGCCTGCGCAAAGGCCTCAGCGGCGCCGAGGAAGGGAAAGAGGCTGACATTGATTGCGCCGCTCAAAACACGAATGACGGCACTGGAGCCGCCGTGATTATGGACAGGAGAGTAGTGCCCAGGAGGCCACACTTCCATAACATAGGGAACGCCAGGAGACTCTCCATTATTCTCACCGAGTGTGATACGAAGATACGTCTCCTCGGGATTGGGCTTGCCAAACTCATTGGCCTTCTGCTTCAAACGTTCATAGCACCAGCGACCAGGCGTTACAATACTATACTCAATTGCCTTGACAAAGTTGGGGAAATCGGGTGTGTTTAGCACGAACTGTCGACCAGAAATACAGTTATACAGTTTTTGGGAAGTCAGCGACAGATTTGCGGCGGGCATGTAGGTTCCTGCTGCAATATCGTCCATGGTGAGTGCATCTGCTGGCTTAATGGAGAGTGGTACAGAGCCCGTAATAGGGTCACGTAAAAGGCTGCGAATCTGAAGAGAACAGGGCTTCACTTTTGTCAAACTCTCGAGAAATGCTTTTTGCGCCGGCTCAAACTGGAAACTATAGATGCCAGTTCCGAACCGAGGCTCACCAATGCCCGCCTGAAGCCGAAGATTATGTGTATCGAGACTCACCCAATAATAGGCGCCCTTCTCGGTTGAGAGACCTTTTTTGTTTTCAGCATCAAACAGTGGCTCACAACTAGGGACCAAATGTGCTTGTACATTTGTCTCAGAGAACTCTATAGTGAGTCCTTGGGTGCCAGATGTGTCTGTAAAACGGAGGTTACAAGAATTGGTTGCATCAAAGAGAACTGTGCCCTGGCCGGCAATAATAAGCTGGGCTGCATCAATAGCCGTGCCGAGAAAGAGGGCTTTTGCTCCGCGCATCTATTCAAATCTCTATATAAAATCTTAAAGCCCTTGGTTTAGGGATAGAGACTCAAGGCTACGAGGCCTGCTGCGAGGCGGTCAAGGGCTGCTTGTATCGTTGTTGGCGCAGTTCCTGTCCAATCTCCCGCGGTTGTTGGCGTATAATCAGATGGAACCGGACCCGTTGGCCCCGTGTAGCCCGTGTACCCCGTTGGGCCACCCCCAATATTGTATCCAACATAAGGAAGGACGCGACGAGAAGCTAAAGCTATTATTCCCCCAAATGATGCGGCAGACGTAGCTACAGTCCACGCCGTACCATTGGGGGAATACCCTGCTGCGCCCCCCCCATCTACAGCTCCACCGACAATCCATAAAGAGCCATTCCATGCAACACTTGATACAGCAGTGAAAAATGCATTTCCAGAAGTTGAAGCAGTCCAGGTGATTCCATCATAACTATATATCAACAGGTTTGTTCCACTACCGCCTGCAAACCACATGGAGCCATTCCACGCAACTGTCATACAGTTATTGGTTATAAGCGCATTTCCAGACGTTGATGCAGTCCATACAATCCCATCAGTAGAATATGCAAGGCGGCCATTTCCGCTAGTGCCACCAGCAACCCATACAGTTCCATTAAATGCTATAGAATTGCAATTTCCTCCACTGCCAAATAGGGTAAATCCAGTGGCAGAATTCGTCCAGTTTATACCATCCGTTGAATATACTATTCCACTTTGCCCTCCTGCGACACTTACTCTGCCATTTGTTGCAAATGACCGGCAATCCACCAATCCAGATGTTGCCCCAGTCCAGTTGATTCCATCATACGAATAAACAATATTATATGTTGTTCCATAGCCACCAGCAACCCAGACTGAGCCAGTCCACCCTACAGCCAAACCATAGTTTAGGATTGCATTTCCAGATGTTGATGCGGTCCAGTTGATTCCATCAGAAGAATAAGCCAAAAAATTCGTCCCTTGACCTGCGGCCACCCAAATAGCGCCATTCCATGCGATTGCATTGCCCGCAGTTGAAAATACGGTCGAGCCTAGTCCAGTCCAGTTAATACCGTCATACGAATATCCAAATTTGTCTGTACCGTATTGTCCACCAGCGACCATGAAAGCTTCTGTTGGAGCTGTGCTTGAACCGCCGCCGCCAGGGCCCGTTGGGCCTGTTAAGCCCGTAGCACCCGTACCACCGCCACCGCCACCGCCGCCTCCAAGATAGGGTAAAGAGCGCCGTGATGCAATACCGTAGCAAGTGCTTGAAAACAGGGAGTTTCCAGATGTTGAAACGGTCCAGTTGATTCCATCATACGAATATCCCATTTGATTTGAGCCATTCCCTCCAACGGTCCACAGAGCTCCGTTCCATGCAAGAGCATACGCAGTATGTGCAGTTGTAATAATTGTATTACCAGCACCCGTCCAGGTAATACCATCTAATGAATACATTATTGTATCTGTAGCCCCGGAGCCGCTTGCAACCCAGAGGGAGCCATTCCATGCAACTGCTTGACATACTCCACCAAATATGCTAGATCCAGATGCTGATGCTGTCCAGTTGATTCCATCGGTTGAATATATAACTGGACTTGTTCCTTGACCTCCTGCGACCCATAGGGAGCCGTTCCATGCGACACTAAACCCATATAGTGTAAGAAGCGCATTTGCAGATGCAGATCCTGTCCAGTTGATTCCATCGGTTGAATAGGCTAGTTGAAATGTCTGATTCGATGCACCGCATGCAACCCATACGCTGCCATTTGTTGCAATACCGTAGCAGGTGTAAGTGAACACTGCATTTCCCGATGTTGATGCTGCCCAGTTGATTCCATCATAGGAATAGGCTAGTCGATTTGTTCCTGAGCCACCCGCGACCCACATGCGGCCATTTGATGCGACTGCTTGACATGCAACTGTAAAAATGGCATTTCCAGATGTTGATGCTAACCAGTTGATTCCATCTGAGGAATAGGCCATCTGATTTGTTCCATAGCCGCCTGCGACCCATACAGCACCATTCCATGCAACGGCGATACCATATCCTGAAAATAGCGCAGTACCGCTTGTTGAATTTATCCAAGTGAGTCCATCATATGAATAACCCATTTTATTTGTTCCTTGACCCACGGCAACCATGAAGTTTTCTGTCATTGTAGTTAGGCTGAGAGGGCCAGTGGGGCCCGTTGCACCCGTGTTGGATGCATCCCCTGCGGGACCCGTAAAGCCTGTAGGTCCCGTGAAGCCTGTCGCACCCGTGTTGGATGCATCCCCTGCGGGGCCTGTAGATCCAGTCCTACCTGTAGGGCCTGTGGCGCCAGTATTTGTCGCCGTTCCTGCGGGGCCTGTAGAGCCAGTAGGGCCCGTGCGCCCTGTAGCACCCGTGCGCCCTGTAGCGCCAGTATTCGTGGCAGTTCCAGGTGCACCCGTGGGACCTGTTTTGCCTGTGGGGCCCGTAGCACCCGTATTGGTGGCAGTTCCAGGTACACCTGTGGGACCTGTAGGGCCAGTAGGGCCAGTTGCGCCCGTATTTGTGGCAGTTCCATCTGCACCCGTGGGACCTGTTTTGCCCGTCGGACCAGTGGGGCCAGAAGTAATGAACAGTTGCCAGTACGTAGGAGAAGAAGAGGGTTGTTGAGCGGTTCCAGCTTGAATACTGATATAGGTCTTATTATCAATCGTGTCTACAACCAGATCATTGACGTTGTATGCCGTGCTATTGGACCACAGCCCCATTGCTGTCAGCGTACTGCCTACAGGGCCTGTGTAACCTGTGTAACCTGTCTTGCCTGTTGGTCCAGAAGTAGCGTACAGCGTCCAGTAGGTGGAAGAGGTAGAAGGCTGATTGCCCGCGCCAGCCTGGATAGAGATGTAGGCATTGTTATCAATCGTATCAATTGCCACGTCATTGATATTGTAGGAACTTCCGATTAACCACAGACCAGTAGGGTTTATAACAAGGCCGGTAGGCCCTGTGAAGCCAGTGGGACCTGTTAGTGTGGCTCCAGTAGGGCCCGTGGCACCTGCGCCCGTTGCTCCAGTAGCTCCCGCAGTACCAAAGCCAGTAGGGCCCGTTGCGCCAGTAGCTCCCGCTGTGCCAAAGCCAGTTGGGCCCGTCGCGCCAGTCGCTCCTGCCGTGCCAAAGCCAGTAGGGCCCGTTGCGCCAGTAGCCCCTGCCGTGCCAAAGCCAGTAGGGCCCGTTGCGCCAGTCGCTCCTGCTGTGCCAAAGCCAGTAGGGCCCGTTGCGCCAGTAGCCCCTGCCGTGCCAAAGCCTGTTGGCCCCGTAACAGTGGAAGCCGCTCCTGTGAAGCCAGTTGGGCCCGTGTTGCCCGTAAATCCGGTAGAGCCTTGAGCTCCGCTCACACCTGTAACACCTGTCGGTCCCGTCGCACCAGTATTTACAGCTGTGCCAGCGGGACCTGTCCAACCCGTCGGACCAGTATTGCCGGTTGTTCCATTGTAGCCAGTGGGTCCTGTATTACCAGTAGCACCTGTATTTGTCGCAGTCCCTGCCGGGCCCGTATTTCCAGTCGCCCCTGTGGGACCCGTGGGCCCTGTCACTCCCGTAGGACCAGTGTTTCCAGTAGGGCCTGTGGCGCCAGTAGGGCCTGTGGCGCCAGTACGCCCCGTTGCACCAGTATTTGCGGCCTCTCCACCTGGTCCCGTGTCACCTTGTGGTCCAAAATCTCCAGGGGGGCCAGCTTGACCAGTCGGGCCACTCCAACCAGTCCAGCCAGTCCAGCCAGTTGTACCCACGGGGCCTGTTGCGCCAATACGCCCCGTAGGCCCTGTCGCACCCGTTGCACCAAAACCTGTCATACCAGTCCAGCCAGTCCAACCAGTAGGACCAGTTCCTCCAAAACCTGTTGGGCCCGTCCAGCCAGTCCAACCAGTCCGCCCGGTCCAACCAGTGGGTCCAGTTGTACCTGCATCACCTGTCACTCCAGTAGGGCCCGTCCAACCAGTCCAGCCAGTAGGGCCAGTCCAGCCAGTCGGACCAGTCCAGCCAGTCGGGCCAGTCCAGCCAGTTGGACCAGTCGGACCAGTAGTGCCTGTGAAACCTGTATTACCCGTTACACCCGTCCAGCCAGTGGGGCCAGTAGGGCCAGTCCAACCCGTATTTCCCGTAACACCCGTCCAGCCAGTCCAGCCAGTAGGGCCCGTGCGACCAGTAGGGCCTGTGGCACCAGTATTTACAGCAGTTCCAGGAATTCCTTGGTCGCCAGTAGGACCGGTATAGCCGGTATAGCCAGTATCTCCAGTATTACCCGTGTCACCAGTCCAACCAGTTGGACCAACTTCTCCGAACTGCCCAGTCTGTCCCCTCGCACCAGTGGGGCCTGTTGCGCCAAATCCTGTCATGCCAGTCCAACCAGTATAGCCAAAAGGGCCCGTGACACCAGTTGGGCCTATTATACCTTGTAGACCTGTTGCACCAGTTGCCCCCGTTGCACCTGTTGCTCCCGTAGCTCCTGTAAGACCTGTTGCACCTGTTGCTCCAGTATTTGTTGCGAGTCCAGGAATACCAGTTGGACCTGTTTGTCCAGTAGGGCCCTGAGGTCCAACTTCGCCAGAATCACCTTGAGCACCAGTAGGGCCTACATCGCCTTTTGCACCAGTTGCACCAGTCGAACCAGTATTAGCCGCCTGTCCTGGTGCACCCGTTGCACCCGTCCTTCCTGTCCAGCCAGTAGGGCCTGTTGCACCAGTATTTGTAGCCGTTCCTGCCGGTCCTATTTGCCCAGTCCATCCCGTCCAGCCAGTAGGGCCCGTAAGGCCAGTAGGTCCAGTCGGGCCAGTAGTGCCTGTCATACCCGTCGGTCCTGTAGGGCCCGTCCAACCAGTATTTCCCGTATATCCAGTGGTTCCAGCATAACCAGTAGGGCCTGTCATTCCAGTAAAACCAGTAGGGCCAGTAGGGCCAGTCCAGCCAGTTGGCCCCGTAGGGCCGGTGCGGCCAGTAGGGCCAGTCCAGCCAGTAGGCCCAGTCCAGCCAGTAGGCCCCGTCAAGCCAGTAGGGCCAGTGCGACCAGTAGGGCCAGTCGCGCCAATATCACCCATTGCTCCTACATCACCAGGTTGACCAATTTCGCCTGTTGCCCCCCTGCATCCAGTAGGGCCAGTCACACCAGTATTTCCTTGGCAACCTTTCTCGCCAGTTGAACCAGTTTGTCCGCGAAAACCAGTAGGGCCTGTCATTCCAACCCCAGTAGGACCTGTAAAACTCGTACCAGTGGGACCTGTTGCCCCTGTACGACCAGTTGCTCCCGTGTTTGTAGCAGTTCCTGCGGGGCCAGTGGGTCCGGTTCTGCCATTTGTACCTAATGGGCCGGTAATGCCAGTAGGGCCAGTTGCTCCCGTAGCACCCGTACGTCCAGTCGGACCCGTTGCGCCAGTATTAACGGCAGTTCCTGCTATTCCAGTGGGACCAGTGACACCTGTGGGTCCTGTTGCACCCGTATTAGATGCCACGCCTGCGGGACCAAAAGGGCCCGTGGCCCCAATACGACCAGTCCAGCCAGTCCATCCAGTCCAGCCAGTAGGGCCAGTGCGGCCAGTTGAGCCAGAAGGGCCTGTCGCACCCGTGTTTGTCGCCGTGCCAGCCGGCCCAGTTGTACCAGTAGGGCCTGTGGTTCCCGCTAAGCCAGTAGGGCCAGTTGCACCAGTATTTGTGGCAGTTCCCGCCGGCCCTGTCCAACCAGTCGCCCCCGTGGCGCCTGTGGACCCTGTTGCACCAGTATTAGAGGCCGTTCCTGCAGGCCCTGTCCAGCCAGTCGGCCCCGTGGCGCCTGTGGACCCTGTTGCACCACTTGGGCCCGTTGACCCTGTCCAGCCTGTAGGACCAGTAGTGCCAGTGGCCCCAGTCGACCCCGTATCTCCTGTCGGCCCCGTGACTCCTGTTGCCCCAGTTGCACCAGTATTTACAGAAGTACCTGCCGCCCCCTGTAGACCTGTAGGACCAGTTGCACCAGTGTTTGTGGCAATTCCAGGAAGACCCTTATATCCTTGTGGGCCAATATCACCAGGCTGCCCCATAGACCCCGTTGGACCAGCACAGCCTGTCCAGCCAGTAGGGCCCGTCGCTCCAGTGTTTGCAGCAGTGCCATTTATACCAGCCGCCCCCGTAGCACCAGTTGCCCCTGTTGCCCCACCAGTTCCCGCTTGACCAGTGGGCCCTGTTGCACCAGTATTAGTGGCAGTACCGGGCGCCCCCGTCGATCCAGTGCAGCCAGTCTGTCCTTTTGGACCTGTAACACCTGTTGGACCTACACGGCCCGTAGGACCAAAAATACCAGTTGCGCCAGTTGCACCCGTTCGACCCGTTGCACCTTGAGCTCCGCTCAGGCCCGTTGCACCAGTTGTACCAGTGATTCCAGTGGGACCAGTGGAGCCAGTCCAGCCAGTCCAGCCAGTCCAGCCAGTAGGTCCAGTCGCCCCTGTATTTGTAGCAGTCCCTGCGGGTCCAGTGGGACCAGTTCTCCCTGAAGGTCCTGTTGCTCCCGTGTTTGTAGCAGTCCCAGCGGGTCCTGTGGGACCTGTCCAGCCCGTTGGTCCTGTTGACATGAAGATCTCTAACTCTACTTGGTTAAAAAATATTTAGGACTTTATGTTGCATCACTTTCCCGTTTTGAATCCCCGTGTTTGTTGGACAAAGTAGGAAGAGCCGAGTACTTTAATAGCGAGTTCATGCAGAGCTTTTTCAACAGGCGTCATTTGTTCAATATACTTTTTTGCTTCCGGTGAAATTGGGTGCGGAGGAGGCGGCACATACTGATTATCCATGGAGTCTACACGACATCGGCAGCTTAGTTTAATCAATTTTTATCAGCCTATAAAGTAGGAGATGGCGTATGTAGCCTTTGATTTAGACAATACTCTTGGATTTTTTGAAATAACAAATAAGTTCGCGTTTTTATGGAGTCCTTCTTTTTTAGACAATCCAGAACATTCAATTGTGAACAGGCCTCTGAATCTTCCTCCCGCGCTCAGCCAACAATTAAAGCGGGCCAGAGAAATCTTTGTGGACAAACTTTTACAGGACAAGGATATTCTTAATACAATTATTCGGCCCAATATTGATTCTTTTATTCTTCCACTTTTAGAGGCAAAAAAGAAGGGGAAGTTAAAAACGATTATTATTTATTCCAATACAGGTGTGAGTTATTCTCTAGAACTTGCAAAAGCTATTTTAGAGAAGAAATATGGTACTGAAATATTTTCTCTACTTGCGGATCATTGGCATCCTCTGAGGGCGGCGGATCATAAGGACCACCGTCCTGGGCATTATGTGGAGCCCTATAAAACCATTCAAACACTTACTCTTCTTTTTAAAACGGCAACAAAAGAGAAGGCCAATATTCCCTATAAAAATATTCTTTTCGTGGATGATCGTATGCCGAAACATAGTCTTCAAGAGCAGGAAGTAGAAGGTCTAACGTATCTAGTTCCTACGCATTTTGTTCCAAAAATAACGCATTTGCAGAAGGATTATCTTCTGTTTCTTGCATGGATTTCACTTGAAGAGGCGGGTCTTCTCCGAAATCCAGATTATTTTCGTTCCGGATTTTGTACAAGAAATATTCCCTATGAAATAACAAAAGTTCATACTGTCCGCGGATTTCCGGACCTTCTCGCCTATGTATTCCAATCTGTCGAACATGTAAAAGGGTCCGTGAGAGCCTGGGTGCCAGATACGGCCAGCCTTAAAGCCAAAATGACCAGCTTCTTGAAGCAAGTGCGGTAAAGCCTACTTGCATAACGCCGTTGAAGCAAGTGCGGTAAAGCCTACTTGCATAACGCCGTTCAATCCGCAGCGATTTAGAGCAAGTTAAAGTATATTCCCAATGTGCGAACCAAGATAAAAAGTGCACCACCCCAGAGTGAGTCTGCAATGGCGAACTGTAAATCATAGTTGGCCAGTGTAGAATAGTTTGTGAATTCATATATGGAGTATGTTGCGACACCAATCACACCTGCTTCTCCCGTACTTCTTGCGCTCTGTATAAGTACAGCCAGGGCCACGTAGACAATCGGGACGCCTTCCCAGCGCACCCGAAGTGGTGCGCCCCCTTGAATTTTTTCGAACATTTTTTGCGTCCAGTTTCTAGTAACATAGAGCCAGGGCAAATCACATACAATAAAAAAGAGGGCGAGGGGAATAATGCTATAGGCGTTGAACATCTGATAATGGGCCACGTTTAAAAGGCGCAGCCCAGAGTAAGTCTCCCCTTTAGAGGAAATGGAGGAGGCCACACTTCGGTTAGAGGGATTTTCGGAATCTCTCCGAGGGAAGCGCGCCTACTTTGTGGCAAAGGATCGGAAGCATGGAGAGCAGTTTCTAAAGGGTCATCTTGCCACTCTTGATACAGAGGTTGCTCATCGTGGAAGAAAAATCCTAGTTTTTCAAGGGTCACAATCACCGCCAAAGTGGCTCACGCAGCTCGGCTGGGATACGAGTTTTCATGCGCGCGACGTGGCTGACCTGAAACTTATTATTCCATATCTGCAGGGTGTGACAAAACCTGCCCGCCTTGTCTGGGCCGGCGTTGACCCCGCACCAAGTGTTCTCGCCTATCTCATTCGTATTGAGGGGCTCACACTTATTGCTCTAGGGGAGAAGCCACCCGCGGGCCCCGAATGGCAGGCAATATTCTGGTCATCCGATTCTCAGCAGGGAGATGTAGAGGGAGCCGTACAGCAGAGGAGGGGGCCTAAAGGCGCGGTGGGACTTCGTTCTGTAATGAAGGAGTTGCAGGGGTCACAAGTAGGGCTTGTCTGGTCTTCCATTGAAGAGGCTGAAAAAAGTGGGGGGCTCTATTGGTACGACCCCGTAGAGGGAGTTGATACGAAACAGGGGCTGGATGTGGCAGAAGCAGCGCACATGTTGACAGAGTTGGCGGCCTACCTTGTGAAATAGACTCTGCGCAGCCCATACTCTCGCATACACTTTTGCAAGAGCACTGTGCATTCAGGGCACGGCTGTGAATATTTGAATTCCATTTCTGCATCCCTCGCCACATTTCCCAAGCGCATAACATACATGTCCGCCCCACGGAGCTTTCGTGTATCTCCCAGAGCCCGCAGAACATTTCGCTCTGCATGAATATAGTTTTGCGAGCCTCTCGATGCAGCACCGTTGCTTCGAGAGGCTAGTTTATTTGTTGCCTCTGCAAGAATCTTCCCGCGTTTCACAATAATCGCTATATGTAACTTTGTAGGGTGGGCCGCTGGCAGCCTCGACGTCCTAGAGTCGCTCAGAAACTGGTCAAGGAGGGATGGCCGCTGTACACCACACTCCTCTAAATAGGGCGTGTAATGGTCAGGGCTATAACTCGTAAAGATAGGAAGCATGCTTAGCTGCAGCCGCGCGCCGGCTCACTGTTCAATTTTCCAACATGTCCATCAAAAGCGCTTTATCAACTTGAAGTTTCTTAGCGAGTCGCGAGAATCCTCCTGCAGAAGTAAGAATCGCTTTTCCTCCCGCCAGTAAAAGAAGGTCAAAGAGCGCATCTTTTAATACGTTTTCATCTTTAGAGCCAAATTTCTTATGAATTATATACGACTTATTTTCCATGGAATTACTCTTATATTTAAAAGATGCTTCTGACATTATTGTTTGGGGATATTTCTTCTTAAAATATTTTAAAGTATTGGAATTATCACTCGCAATAAATACTGCCAGACCAGGAAACTTTTTTATAAACCGATCAATCTTTTCTAAAGAAGCTTTTTTCGGGTCTTTAGAGGAAGTAGGAGTTTTTATAATAGTATTCGATTCTGCGAGACTTATGCCTCTTATATTATTATTGATTATAAGGGCGCGGTCTGTTGCTCTTAAATGTATGGAAATATACTCCGCTGGTATATGCAGGGATTCAGAGTGCAGCCGAAACTCTTTTAAGAACTCTGGAGTAAATCGAATATACTGTAACATTGAAAATCCATCTCCTCCACTCCCTTTTGAATATAGAAGAACTTTTTCGCGCGGGTACGTCTTATTGAAGTTAAATACGGTAGAATCACCAGTTCCAATCTTCATTGGATTAACTCTTGGTTCAAATTGTTCTGCTGGAAAGGCCGCAAGGCATTCTTGAAAGTTCATATAGATTGGTACGGGGAATTTTGAAAAGTCAAAAATAGAAGAAAGGTCTGTTGCATCATATGTTTGCATTCTCAAAATAATAGAGCGTCGATGTGTTTGCGCATAAGGAATAATCTGGGAAAGTTGAACCAGGCAATCATTGAGGCCGCCTCGCGCGCACAAATATATGAAACTCTCTCCCCTCTTTGCCTTCAGAGTAGTATTTGCGCGAGCGCGCCGTGTTTTATTAGGGACATCCCTTCCATGGCTGGACCCTATTGCTATATTGATTATACGTCGCATCCTATAGAGGACTCTCTATTGGATACGCGGTATTATTCTGGTGATTAACCGGGAACTCACGTCATTAACTAATGGCGACGGTATTTTGAAATAGCTGCTCTATTTCTTAAAGAGGCTGAACTTGCCCTTCTTGGCCTTGTAGCCGGCCTTGACTAGGCGCTTGAGGGCCTTCTTGCCAGCAGCATGCTTTCTCCTGGAAACAATCCGTCCCTTCTTGGTCTTCATCAGGTCCTTGCGTGTCAGGCCGCCGCTGGTGTGCTTGGCCGTTCCGTGGTAGACTTGCGCCTTTGTTCCTACCGCGGGGGGGCCCTTGCGCGTACGGCGTGCGCCGCCTACAGCAGAAGCATTGGTAGGAGGAGGGGCGTTTGCGGGAGGGGAGTTGCTGGGGGGAGGGCCTTCTGCAGTGTGCGTTTCTTCTTCCATAGTATATTCTGAAGTTAGATTTTATTGCCCCACTTTCAGAACCATTTCCTGCAACTCTTCCATTTTATCTAACCTGTAAATACCGGCAAAATGGACGAGAAAACATCCAGGTGACCACAGGGGTTGTCCAGGCAGACCCTGTAAATACGCATTAAACCGGATATGTTCTGCCGTAATCTCTGTTCTCGCCAAGTCTTGTGGAACCGTCTCTAAGAGTCGAATCATTGCTGCATTCTCCCACCAAATATGATACGTCAGGTCTCGCTGCATGTCTACACGTCTCCACCAATCTCTGAGCCATGCCGAGTTACGCATGAGCATATTTCCGGAATTCAAATGCCCACATGCATCAATCGTCATTAAGAGGTCTTTATTATAGGGCAATAGGGGGCACACTTGTTCTTCGAGGCGCATAGCCGGATTTGTAATAACTACGTCGGCGTCTGAGAGGAATACTAGCTCTCCATCTGAAATGTTGTCAAGAACATCTAAGACAAATGCGACTTTTGACCACGGAATGGGCCTCTCGCGGTCCCAGAACTCTTCACCACCTTGTATGTATTTATATCCATGAAGGGCAGCATATTCCCGTTTTGAATGCAGGGCACGTGCTAAACTGGCCCGGAAGTCTGTTCCGATTGCCAAAGTTAATATGTACATCTAGCGGTGAATCTGATGTACTGTGTTGTGTATGACTTAAGTATCCCTGAATGGGTTGACGGTAGTTTCGGCATTTTACGGTAATTCTTTACGCCCACTCAAATAGTAAAAAGATGTCGGGCGATGCGAAACAGTGTCCTTGGTGTCAGAGGTGGGCTCTGAAAGATGCGGCGTGCAACTATATATTTGCGTGTGGTCTTGAGACTGGCGGGGCATTCAAAGTGGGAGAAGGATGTGGTCGTTCGTGGTGTTGGGAATGCGGGAAGAAGTTCTGCTCACTCTATATTGACCCGGTGATTGGCAAAAAAGTCTCGACGGCGAAAGAGAATCATGGAGCATGCTGTACATCAGAAGAAGGATTTTCGCGGGAAACATATTGCGGTGGGGGGCACAATAGTCATTGTGAAAAACGCTGGTGAGCCGGAAAAAAATTGAACCGGTGTGGCGGCCCGATGATGTTAAACCAAAGATGACTTATACGTATCAGAAGAATGAGGCCGGCGATTTTGTTTGCACTATCTGCAGTTCTGTGAAAAAGAACAAGAATACTATGCACTATCATATGAAGAAGCATGAAGGTCATCTTCCTTTTGAGTGCAACATCTGTAAGAAGGAGTTTCTCCAATCACAGACTCTTGCAGTACATATGGCGGCAAAACACGCCAAGGAGGAGGCGGCTGCTCTTAAATGCCCCTGTTGTCCATATAAAACTCTTACAAAGGCAAATCGGGTAATCCACTTTATTCGGAAGCATTGCGCAGAAGATATTGAGAAGTTGGCTGCAGTTGACCATACATGTCCCACGTGCAAGAAAGTCTGTAATAGTAATACGGCCTTCTTATATCATATGGCGAGTAGTTGTATTGCGCTGGCCTCCACAGAGCGTCAGGCCCAGCTCACAGAGCTTCTTCAGTAGAGAAGATTTGCATTATAACCCAAAATAATACACGTGGCAATCAATAGTGTGCCAACATCCTTTTTTATTGTCTTATGTCTATAACATTCATTCGCGAAAACGATTGCCTCAATATAATAGGAAGATGCAATAATATACGGAATTTCAGATAAACGCGCGCATCCGTATGTAAAAATCCAATAAGCAAAAAATCTCTCTAACACGGGATTATCATATTCGTAGTCTTTAAGAAGCCTGAGATGAAGTCGTTGAAGAGGTTTTATATCACACATTTTTAACATCGTTGCCGCACAAGCAATATCATAGAGAGCATTAAGTTTAATAAATAACTTTAATAGTATCATACATAGTATAATACTATTAATATTCTTTAGCCTTGATTAAAGCTCATGAGATGTTACGAATGTTTGTGAAATAACGATTAGTTTATAAAGGTGATAGCCGAGTGCACCGAAAGCGGCTATTAGAAGCATATCATAGGCGGGGCGTTCTGTTCTTTTTGCATAATAGCCAATCCAGAGAAGAAGGGGGCCAATAAGAAGAACATGTATAATATTTACCCATACTACCGGGGAAGCGGCCATGATACGAATGGCGGCTTTATAGCCGTGAAATACCATGATAAGAATGCCTGCGCCGAAAAGAATAGAGTACATCCATTCAGGAGTTGCGGCGCGATTAAATCCTATGTAGAGGAGAAATGGCACAATTAATGCAAGGTGTAAGAGTCCTATGAGAAGATGTGTGTCCATCTCTGTACAGTGTTCTGCGAAAATAAAGTCCCTTCTATATTCAGAATAAAACTCTCGCGTTTAGGAGATATTTTGGCAATACCTTGCTTTTTTGCGTTAATACTCTACTTTTTGCGGAAGGAATCTCTAACAGAGGAGGAGAAGGTGCTCTTTGCCTTTTCTATTACAGGATTTGTTGCAGATATATATTTTGTGTTTTTTGAGAGGTGATTATTTTGTTCCGACGGCTGCCTTTAGAGGTGTGAAATAGGAGCTCACCAAAACTACTACCACAATGGAGCCAACTATTGCGCCCACTTGTGAGAGTGATAGGAACTTCTTCATGATACTGCTTTCTTGTTAGAAGTTAAGGGCGGTCAAAAGGTAGGCCCTTGCCGGCATGGCCGGCCTCTGCAGGCGGTGCACCCCCTGCTGCCACATAATGCTCTGTAACCCATGCTAGAATCGTCTCCATCTTGTTAGAGGATTTCTTGTCAACCACTTTCTTATCTGCTACGATTAGGAAAGTGGGGATGGAATTTACCTTGCAATAGCCAGGTGTATAATTATTAGCGTCTACGTCACACTTGAGCCAGTTCACGCCGGGCAGAGTCTCCTCTAGTACATCGGGCTTGATAGAGCGGCATGCACCACACCAGCTGGCAGTGAAATAAATTACTGTAAAGTTGGGGAGAACCGTTCCAGGAGCGGGAGTTTGAAGACCAATAAGCTCTTCAAATTCGACTTGGGAAATAAGAAGCTTCATTATACTGTCGGGAAAGAATAGTCATTCTTACGAAATGCCGCAATGGTCGCACCCATTGCAGTAATAGCCCCTATGATTCCTACAAAAAGAGCTGATTCAGCATCTGTCATACTACCCCCGCCACTACCCCCGCCACTCTGGTTATGGGCATTCACGTTTGGTTCAAAACCATCCGTGAGTTCTTTTGCTGCTTCAATAATACTCGGAATTTCCTCGCCTCCTCCTTGCTGCGTGGCTGCAGCGGGGCGAGCAGGTGCGGCAGCGGCAGCGGCAGCGGGGCGAGCAGGTGCGGCAGCGGCAGCGGCAGCGGGGCGAGCAGGTGCGGCAGCGGCAGCGGCAGGAGCACTAGAAAAGAGACCAGACAGTTTTGTCATGGCAAACACACTACCGCCACCTCCGAAAACGGCTGCAATAATTGTGAGCCCCGAAAAAGCAGAACCAAGTCCATTTGATATAGCTGCTTGCCATGGAGCTGGCAAGTCTTTCATAATCGTGCTAAATGCCGGTATTAAGAGTAAGAGAGTTGCTCCAATCGACAGTGCCCCCATTTTCCCATATTGCCGAATGTATTTGCCCGTAACAGAATCCTTTGAGGGCTCTTTTGTTGTGGGGTCAAGTGGTATATAACCTATATCATTTGCCGTATGAACTTTCCCTTTAATCAACAGGCCCTTTTTATCAACAATGGAACTCAAGAACTTATTCAAGAATGGCCACTTGTACTTTTCATTGTAAAAGTTGGGGTTGAATACTTGAAGAATGCTGAAGACCAGGAAGGGATTCGCAAACTGAAAAATGGCCCCGTAGAATTTGAAAAAGGGCGACCAACTTCCAAAGTTATGATAAGTTAATAGCTGGCCGAAAAAAACAAAGCCGAGATTTAATACGGCCGTTACGGCAGCCCATGCAGTCGAGTTTGAAGCGAGCAAGTGGATTCCGTTAGAACCAAGTGTAAAGGGAACGCCAAATATGCCAGAGATTATCGCAACCACGATTCCCATACCAGTTGTATCCGCCGAGGTATAATACTGAGAAAGTATGAATGGCAGTATCATTATTCCAGGCAGAATACCTGTAAGAACTATATGATGCCACCATTCGAGTGGAAATCCTGCGGCAAAGAATTTTTTAATCATAGATACTCCAGCACTGTCTGCCATCACTACTGATAGATCCGACCTAAATCTTGAAGAGCAGACCCGCAAAGCCATTCACGATTCGCAGAACATTGTGGTTTTTTGCATAAACAACGGCATGTGCTTTGCCACGATTTGGTACATAGCTCAAGTCCGTCACAGCCAAATTTGCATCTGGACGAAGATTCAGAATGAGATTCATATTATCTATACGACTGGCATTCAATGAACCAGATGGCTGCATTTCTTCTGGCCGGAGGGCGAAGCTGTACATGTAGATGAACTTTGTAACGTCCGTTGTAGAATGATATTGAAAAGGCTGGACAAGTCGGAAATAACCTGCATCTCGCGTGTCAAACCGGTCGAATCCGTCGACCTGTAGTTTTCCATCCTGTAACATATCTCGCACAAGTCCCGTTTCAAACGATGAGGTTGAACCGAAATTAAAGAATTCATGTGTAAGCGTCATGAGATTACGCTGAACAATCCAGAAGAGTTCACGCAGAGGATGATTAAAATCCAGGCGAATATTCACCGTATTAATCCCTTCGAGGATTGCGATTTTTGGCGTGTACTGTACCTGTTCAATGAGATATTCGTGAGAAACAGAGACGAATCTGCGACGCTCTTCCGTATCGAGGAAGACATAATCCCCCCATGCATGCAGTTCAACAATACTCACCGGATGTGGCTTAACTGTTGCACATGTTGCGCTAGTATTTGCCTGAACAATCAGACTCGCCAAGTCACGGAGTTTCAGATTAATCCGGACTGGGTGATATTGCATGGCGAGGAGGGGAAGGTAGAGGCCAGGATTTTTAGTAAACCAGAACTGAAGGGGAATATAGAGCTTCACGGCGCCATAGTTATATCCCCCTACAGCACATCCTCCTTGTGGAATGGAAGGGGGTGTAAGATTTAATCCAGCCACACGACCAATCATGTTATTAAATGCATCCTGTTGCCCGGGCTGCATGGCAACTGTCGTCCAGAGTTCCATCCATTCTCCGGTTTGCTTGTCTATTTCCTGCTCGCCAATTTCAAGAGAAATCTCCTCAATCAAGGCATGCCCTATGGAATTCACATATGTGCCAGGCGACCCATCTGACATTGTTACATAGGGTAGGGTGACTTCCAGAATGATGGGGCCGAGCAAATCGCCCCTGCGAGGCACGAGCGCCGTAATACGCTTCCCAAAATCGGGGTCGCCGTCAAAATAAATCTGTTGCGACTCGATTGCGAAATTCGTATAACGCCTGTAGACCATCTTGAACCAAGTTATTTGGGGGTTTCCAGTGAGGAATACATCCTGTTTGCCCTGAGCAACTAACTGTAATAAACCTCCACCACCTGGCATACTCTAGTCTAATGTGTGACTTATTCATTTAAATGGCGCCGTGATATGCTTTGACATTTTACGGTACTTTTTTTGGCACTTGACGGTAGAACATCATGAGCCAGAACCAAATAAATGCTGCAATATATTCCATTAATCCAGTGACATCTGCACCATACCCTGCCGAATATATGCAGGTAGCAGATGGTCAGGGAAATAGGGTTTGGCAAGATGTATTTACCACAATCAGTACGCAGGCCGGGCCAGGCGCGGGCTCTATCGGCTATTTACCATCAAGTTTCCTACGAGTGTATGGTGCCGCTTCTTCCCTTTCAACAACAATTGCAACAAGTTATTCCACCCTTTCTACAATGATTGGGGCAGGGGGAATACCGGGCAGTATCACCACGTATCAGCTTCAGAGCACCGTAACGTGGGTGCAAAATACGGCCCAGTATGTGAGCAGTGGTCAACTCGTAAGCAGTATGACTCCCTTTTTCAATGGCTCCCTCTCATTCATGTCAAATATACAAAGCACAGTGAATGGCCTCGGCAGCGCAAAGTACATAAGTTCCGCTGCCTTTCAGAGTACTTCTGTGGGAGGGTACAAGAATGACCTTTCGACAATAATGGGCCTAGGAACCTATGGCTACATAAGCTCCCTTTCCCTCCAAAGTACTGTGCGGAATCTGGGGCAGGCGTCCTATATAAGTTCCCTGGCTCTTACGAGTACTGTGACGGGCCTCCTATATCCTGGGACATCGCCTGGAGGGTCACTCGGTGTGGTAGTGACAGGAAGCTCGGACCCCCCATTCCAGAACTTTAATACAATCGTGGGACAATACCTGACAAATGCGAACTATATCAACCAATCGAATTCACCATCCTATGGCGTAGTTATTGGAACAAATCTACCCAGCACAACTCTCGGATTAATTTCCAGCCTTGGTTCGTATGGCTATGTGAGTACAGGGACCCTTCTCAGTACTAGCGCGGGAATTCAGACAGCTAAACAGAACATTTACATTGACCGTGCTGGAAATATGAATGTGACAAACTCCCAAGTCTTTATTTCTTCTGTGGGTGCAATAACATTCCTCAGCTCATTCGTCGAGTCTACCATGCTCTATAAAGGGGGTAATGGTCTCATTGGAGGAACCGTCTCAAATAACTCCAATATCTGCTTCTCAACTGTCAATCTCCAGTTTGATGCCTTCTCCAGCTTCATAGTGGCGTCCAGCAAAATAACGGTGGAAGTCTTTCCCACCTTCCAGTTTGATACGCTCACGACTGGCTCAATTGCTTCACATACGTATCAGATGTCAACGTGCATTCAATACGGGATGACTACTCTGCCCATCCTACAGCACACTACGCTCGTTGCTGGAACGACGGCACATGACGGCTACTCCAACTTTTTCCAACAGCCGATTAAATTCACCATCCCTGGGGCATCCATTGTGGCAAACTATGCAAACCCATATGTCCTCTATCATACTGTGCTAGGCGGCCTCTCCTATCAAACAAATGTGGGTTTTCGCTCTCAAAGTGTGAATACTTTTTTTGCCTCTACAAACTCGTATTTCCTCACTGTTCAGAATCTTTCCTTCTAAGACAGAAGGTAGATGGCAGCAAGTTTACGTTCCTATGATACGGATATTATAACTCTCCGACAAGTTGCGGTTCGGACTCCTACAAATGGGTACATTCCTGGGAAATACATTCTGATTTCCGATGGTGCGGGCGGAACTGCATGGGGGCCAGTGAGTAGCATTCTCGCAGGTTCCTATGACTCTGTTTCCGATGTGCAGGGGTCTACGCTCTCCGCTTACACTATTGGCAATATTCTTCCTATAAGCTCGATTGGTATTCAGGGACTCATGAATATTTCCGCCGACAATAAAATGAGTTCCCTGACCATTAATAACCAGGCGCCGAATCTGCTTGTTGCGCTCAATACCGTACCTATCGTGTCTCGCCTGGCCGCCGCCGCCGTGCCGAATTCCCAGAATATCACAATGTCCACGTCACAATCCACCCTGAAATTCATTGGCGTCGGCGACATACAGTTGTCAACGGTTACGGACCTGCGGGCAGTCTTTTTCTCGATTAGCAGTTTTACTGCACAGGGGTATTCGGACCTCTCTGGTGAGACGCGGGCATGGCGCGGCTTTTCCTATAGTACTACGTCGACTAGCGCGGGATATGCCAGCTTCATCAGTAGTATTCCCTTCTCGACTTTTTATATAACGGACCCAGGTACAGGTGATGGTTATGGATGGGATTGGAGTCCAGCGCTGGGCGCTGGTATACCCATGTCTACGACGGAGGCATATCCCAACTATTACTCCACCGGCGACGTCTATTTCAGTACGGTGTCGTTCACCATGGCCCCCTTCCTCCGTTATATCCAGCCCAACTCTACTACAAAGATGTTTCTGGAAGTGAATCCGTCATACTTTTTCCAGCGCATGTACTTGGGTACAAGCCCGCCGCAGAACTTTATTAAGGAATTCTCAACGTTCTTACAGTATGAGTCGCCGCGGACAGGTAGGCAAGTTCTAGGCAAATCCTCGCACGGAAACTTTCTGACGTCGCAACAGTCGAATGCATATACGTCGAACTACTATAATACTGCAGTGAAGCTGGAAATTGATACGGCGGTTCTTACGAGAAATGCGGCAGTGGATGGACCCTATGGTGCGTATTATACTCTGTATCACCGGATTCCTGGGGCTATGGCGAATCTGATTCCTGATGGATATTGTGGCTATAATATTGGGCCGCGCAGCGGCTTCAGTAATGATGCCATTGTTAATGTGGACAATCGTACCTCCATAAACAATGCCGTGTATCTGCATTTGTACAACCAGGCGGGAAATGCACCACCGATGCCTGGACCGTAAAAAATCTAACTCCTGAATATACAAAGGCAGATGTGGTCTATTGTGTACTGTGCTATCCTCTTTTTCGTACTGACTCCTGGTATCCTGCTGACACTGCCCAAGGGTGGGTCCAAGATGGTAGTGGCCGCCACACATGCGGTTGTTTTCGCCACTGTTTGCTATCTTATTCACTGGTTTACCGTGGAAAGGTTCCAGGATGAGGAAGTAGGCGAAGGATTCACAAAAATGTGTAAGGATTTTCGTGGTAAGAACATTGAGTGCACCGGCGGCTGCTTTCCTGCTTCTGCCATTGTTACAGTTGATGATGGCTCTGAATCTGGAAAAAAGACACAAATGAACGAAGTGAAGGTTGGTGATAAAGTACTCACAGCAGATACCTCTACAGGTAAACTAAGCTATTCTGATATCTACGCTTTCGGGCACCGTGACAGTGAGATTGTCGCAAACTACTACACTGTAACTACGGCTTCCGGAAAATCTCTTCAGCTTTCTCCCGAGCACTACATGTATGTCTCTGAGAATGGCTGTAATGACTCTATTACAAGTTCTACAACACTTAGCCCCAACTTTATCAAGGTAGGGATGGGTGCGTGGATAAATACTTCTGAGGGAATGAAGTGCTCTGCCATTGTTGATATTCACCAGGGCGAGGAAAAGGGCCTCTATAATGCTTTCACACTTAATGGGAGTATTTTAGTAAATGATGTATATGCTTCTTGTTATGTGCCTCACAGCGATGTTCCTATTGAGAGTTTTCTGAGTAACCTCATGAGCGCAGAGAACGTAGCGCGCAATGCGCCTGCTGCATGGCATACACTCTTTGCACCTCTGCGTGCGCTGTATCTTGCTAATGGGGCTGAATGGGCGACTCGTGTAACACAGCCCCATGATGTGGAAGGCTGGAAGGACCTGTCAATAAGTTCCCTTACATCTAGTATGATTAACGCGAGTTTAGTTACAGCATAAAAACTAATAAGTGTGTTACATCGACATTTTGGAGATCGTGTGCATGATATCACCACTTGAATAATTGTAAGTATAGAATATAGAGTGTGGATGATGTGGCATCTTGTTTACCTTGCCGTACTGTTTGTTGTACTGACTCCTGGTGTTTTACTCACTCTGCCTAAGGGTGGGTCCAAGGTGGTCGTGGCCGCTACACATGCGGTTATTTTCGCCGCTGTGTGCCAAATTACTCGCCGGTTTGTTGTGGAGAGATTTCAGGACGAAGGGGAGGAAGAGGAAGGGGAAAAAGTAAAAAAAAAATATACAAATAAAAAAAACAAGGACAAGAAGGCTACAGGCGGGAGCAAGGCCAAGAAGGCTCCTGCAAAATCATGGTTTTCCTCATTATTTGGCTAAATTAATATTATCTAAATTCTTAATATACAAATGTACATGTACTCCTTCTTATACAGCGCCCTTCTATTTTTCGTGCTGACTCCCGGTATTCTGGTGACCCTGCCTAGCGGTGCCTCTAAGATGACTGTGGCCGCCACACACGCGGTTGTTTTTGCCGTTGTATGGCATTTCACTCACAAGATGGTGTGGCGCGCCTTTTATGAGGGATTCCAGGCCAAGCCTAATGAGAAGAAGATGATGTAATCTCGTTGCTCCTTCATAAAAAGGCTAATACCCCCTTCCAATCCCCAAATCATTTACGGATTCTATTTTTTCCATGCTCGTTCTTGTATTAAGAGGCACACCCTCTCGCTGCCCGAGCTCTACCGCCCATGGCTCTAGACGCCCTTTCACAATCGCAGTGGGCCGATAAGGCCACGGTGACAGATACACTGCGTTTGACCAGGCCCCCTTCCGAATCCAACCCAGATGAACTTGCCGCCGCTCCTTGAAAAACTTCCAAAAGAATCGCTGACCTTCAGCATTCTCTGCGTAGTTCACACTTACTTCAATCTGACGGCGCCTGTCCGGCGAAGTGGAAGCGAGGGGAAACTCTTCCTCCAACTTTGTACAGAGTGCCCCGTACCACGCACAACAATCCTCCAGTCGCCACAGAGTCGCCTGGAACGTGAATCCATATTCGTCCGTCTCTGGCAGCAGGCCCCCCCAACTCTTCATAGATTTGAACACGGGCCCTTTTGCACCTGGACACGGCATTAAACGGACGCTCGCAATCACTCCATCTGCATCCTGTAGAATCGCCAGTGCCTCTACAATATACGTAATATCTGGGGTGCGGTCAAGAAGAAAGTCTTCCTGCATGGGGAGGACATACAAGAATCGACCAGAAAGGGCGAGGTCCCGCAGCGCCGCCGCACGACTCTCCAGAAAACCCGCCTCTATTGTTTTAAGGGGGAGCAGCTCTACACCGTACTCTTTTGCCACTTGCTGACAAATGGGGTGACCAGGTTCCTCTGTTGCCAGCACCAGAGTAAAAGGAATGAAATCCGCATATCGCCGCACGAGAGCAAAATGGAGGGGCAACATGTAATAATATTTTGGTGTCGAATTCACTAAATAGACACAGTGTTCCATCTTCTAGAGCAATGCCATTTGGCCTAAGGTAGGCGAGCGTATTCAAGATAGAGGGCTCCATGCGCGCAAGACATCCTTTAACAGGTAAAGAAATCCGGATTATTTCTATGGACACGCCGGTCTGGCGGGACCGTAAAACGCTGGTCTGGCTTGATGGACCCCCTGAGAGCGGCGGACCCAACCTTTGGTCTCGCGTGGATATAGGTGCTACTTCTGTGGCAGGTGCCCTGCGGCTGGCTGCGACCGGCTTTCATGCAGAGATTGTCCTATGTCTAGGTGCGGAAGAAGAGGCGGCACGATGGCTTCTCACTCCCGCGGCGGCAGAAACACGTATTATCGTGGTCCCTAAGACTCTAATCAATCATATTGGATACTCTAAACTTATCTCCATTGGCCTGAAAAATATGATGTGCCTTGATGAGCTGAATGGGCTCTACCCTTTTGTAGGGGGGGCCTGGGACGGCACGACCAATGATGCAAAAATAATGCTCGCAATCATTCTCCATTTTGGCCAGACGTACCCTGTAGAGCCTTCTTCTCGCCGCACATATTCCTTGAAACTTGGGTCAGCCCTTGTGGAGCCGCAGCCCCTCTGGCTCGTAACGCAGTATTATCGCCCCGCCAAGGCCCAAAGACGCCAGGAGATTGACCTGTGTCTGAAGAAGAATCTGGCCTGTAACTTTATTGATCGCGTGGTGCTTCTGAATGAGAGCGAGTGTGCAAACCAGTTTGCCTGCAAGAAGTTGGAGGAAATCATTATAAAAAAGCGGCTCACATATGCAAATGTGATTCGCTGGATTTACGAGAAAGCCCCTGCCGATATTCTTGTGACGTTTGCAAATGCGGACATTTATTTTGACGACGCATCCCTGCGGCTCCTATGGTCAACGGATTTGCAGGATGTGCCGAAATTCCTTGCGTTGTTACGTTGGGACGATGTGCCTGGAAAGCAGCCGGTGCTCTTTGGTCCTCGCGCGGATTCCCAGGACGCCTGGTTCATTTCTTCTACTGCGGTAAAGGCGCTAAAGTGGGATTGGAGCGCCCTCGAGTTCCCCTTTGGAAAAGGCGGATGCGATAATGCAATCACTATAGAGATGTTTAAGAACCGTTTCTTAGTTTCCAATCCGGCCATGACTCTGAAGACATATCATGTGCACAGTAGTGGAGTGAGAACATATGACCCGCGTGATATTGTTGATAAGCCTGCCTATCTCTATATTGAGCCAACGGGACTTCATGATATGCGTCCTATAATAAACTTGGAGACTGTGGGGGATGTGGTTAATTTGACCGCTGCCCCATTCACTCGGCCTATTTCTGGCCCTCTCACAGACTTGCAGCGACGCACTTTTTGCTCAATGATTAATCGGAAATTTGAAGGTAAAATCTATCTGGTGCCTGATGGAGATAATATATGGTCTCCTTCTGCCACAAATCTTTATAGGGTGAAAGACATATTTCAGACAAAAGAGGGGCTCACATATACATATGATTCGATTCTGTTGGGGAAGTCGGCTGCCTCTAAACGGGCTTGGTCGACATGTCAACTAAGTACCCTCTCGACATCTATCAAAGTAGAAAATACTGTTATTGCACCGCTTCCTATGGAAATTATGGCGGACAAAGGGCGTTATACGCTCGAGTACTTGTCAAAGATTTTTCTTATGCGCGAGCTTAATGGTGGGGCGTGCGATGGATTCTGGTGCACAAAGGAGAAGGAGATGGTGGAAATCCTACATCTGTTTTCTTGGCCAAAGCAGCAGATTCCTGTGCTTACGCATGATGAGGGGCAGGCGTGGTGCGAAGAGGGCCTCGTGTGGCCTTATCAGGATACATTTGAGACATTTGTGAGTATGGAGGAAGTGAATGCCTTGCGGGCGGCAGTGGCTCTGGGTGGGTGGAAGGAAGTTGCGGATGAGGACTATTATGTGGCAGTTGTCGATGGGACATGGATTACAGAAGGGATGGTGGAGAAACTAGAGCGAAGGGCGCGTATCAAGTGTATCTGGCCTGGTAGAACGAGCTTGGAGGTCTGTATTAGGACTCTGATTGGCGCAAAGGGTCTCGTACTGTTTGACAGGGCCTATGCGACTTGGGTATGGGCTTTGCCGCGTGGTGCAGAGGTATGGGAGATTCAATCGGAGATGGACCCATCTTTTGCATGCCTTCATACAAGTGGGGCAGCAGGGCTCGGCCATAAACTCGTGATTGTTCCAAAGGGGGCTCCTGCGACGGCGGATTTGGCGGCCCTGGAGGCAAAGTTACTTCCTGCTTTGCTTCCAATTGCAGATGCGCCCGCCCCGCAGAAGATATATGACCTGTATATGCCTACAGATACTACTGGCTTTTTCGGGCATGCTGGTGATTCTTTTCGAGAGATGGCGTGGCTCTGGGACAAGCGTGGTTATGTTCGAGTGCATGAGAGACCTGTGAAACAGGTTTGGTTAAATAAATTGGGTGACGTTCTTCTTTATGACCGACCCAACTATGATTGGTTAAAGGCCGCGCCGGCCACAGAGTCTAAATGGAGGCTGGCTCTTTTTGGCAATCCTGCCCCGCTTTCGGCAGACACAAGGGCTTGGAGTTTCTGGCCGCGACGCCCAGAGCTTGTTGAAGAGATTGTTGCAGCTGGCATGCCCGCGCGTTCATGGGAGGCCAGGCCGCAGGAGGCAGTCTTTTATGGTCGTTCTGAAAATGCAGTACAGTTGTCGCGGAGGAAGACATATGATTGGTCTACAGCCTGCAGTGAGTTTGTTCATCTAGAGGGGCTCAAGCCGTATCCATTCTCGCAGAAGCAATACTTGGAACGCCTCACCCTCGCCAGATATGGCCTCTGTCTCGCGGGATATGGCCTCAAGTGTCACCGAGAGATTGAATGTATGGCGATGGGCTGTGTACCCCTGGTCGCAGCAGAAGTGGACATGACAAACTATGCAGAGCCTCCACAAGAAGGGCTTCACTACATACGAGTAGAGAAGCCCAGCGATGTCGAGGACGTGGTGAAAAAAATCGATGCTGACCAGTGGTCGCTCATGTCAGTCGCATGCCGTGACTGGTGGCGCAGAAATGCATCTGTAGATGGCATGTGGGAACTTACGGCAAAGCTATGTTTTACCGTTTAACAAGGGTGAGGTCAAAGAGAGTAGGGGAACTGTCTTTGCGGTCATCTACAAATGGCTCTATCCTTCCAACTAGGCCATGTGGAATCGTAGTGGAAAGAAGTCCTATAATCCGCAGCTTTTGGCGAATCACCTCTAACTGCGTCATGTTTACGTAAGTTTTTTCCAGAGAATCGGTGTCAAGTATATTAATTTGTGGAAGTTGCTGCATTCGTTTTGCGAGGTGGGCACTAAGGGTCGCAAAGTGCGGTTCTACTTCCTCCATGAGCTCGGGTCCATTGGGGAAATTTAGGTAGGGGGGGACGTATAGAGATGTGAGTGGGAGAGAATCCCAATGCTCTTCTAAGCTTAAGCCATATGCTGGCCATGCAGGATTTCGCTTTTGTTGCATTACAATAAAGCGAGTCTGTTCCTCTTTTACGTACGCATAATAGGGAAGATTTATATCAGGATCCGTCCAAACCATGCCTGGACTAAGGGAATCGCGCTCGGCCAGGTCCAGTACTTGTTGCGACCATTGTCGCCGGTCTTTCGATTTGGACGACAAGGTCGGTACGAATGTCTCTAGCACCCTATAGTAGTCTTCGTAGGGGAATATAAGACCGCCTATCCCGAAAACATGCCGAGCGATGCCGTCGTGTTCAAGGAGGTCGACGTATTCGTTTAGAGGAAGCGATGGTGTGTTTCCATGATAGTCAGAGCAAATCTTGCGAAATTGTTCGTGAAAAGTGTTGCGAAAAGCAGACAGTTCTTGCTGATTATTTATGTCTAAGATGCAAAGAATCTGGTCGGCCCTGAGAGCATCTATATTTGCCCCAAGACTCTCATTGTAATCGTAGCCTTTGCAGACAAATACTTCGTAGTTTTTTAGACGTACCACGTCGGGTACGCCATTATGTACGCAATCTCCAGCCCATAACATAAGACTCAGCCCATGTGGTAAATTGAGTCTTATGCGTGAAAGGTCTGCGGGGCTAAGCTCGCCACTCTTAAAGTTTAAGACTTGACCAGGCATTTTGTGCGTGCTTCGAGTAAATAGGCTGGTGGCTTCAATTTTTTAGTTAGGGGTGGAATAGGTCTAATGGGAAGTGGGTCTGTTCTATATGTACCAATTGGCTTCCAAGCAAGCGGATTTATATATGTTGGTTTACTCATCTAATGTATTTGCCAAAAATATTTTGCCTGGCGGTAATTTTAGAACAACACGTAACTACGTCTCTACATCGGAATCTGGAAATGTGACAATAGCTCCGTCCTTCAGGCGACCGAGATATTTGAACTTGAGGTCATAGACTTTTCCCTTGGCGGAATTATAATACAGCGACCTTCCATCGAGTTTAAGGGGAGTTACTTTTACCGTGACAGTTTCTGTCACTATAAGAGGAAATCCTGGGGCAACTTTTGCAATAACTGTCTCTCCCTGTACGGGTGCCGGCTTAATGTTGATTTTTTGTTTTGACGGGACAGGCGGCGGTTTTACAGCGGGGGCGGCATCTACAGGGGCGGCCGCTTTCGTCTTAATATTGATTTTACGTTTAGGAGCGGCATCAGCAGTGGCATTAGCAGTGGCATTAGCAGTGGCATTAGCAGTGGCATTAGCAGTGGCATTAGCAGTGGCATTAGCTTTTGCCTTAATGTTTATTTTTCGTTTTGAAGGGATAAACGGCGGTTCAGCAGCAACTGGTTCTGCCGTGGCTGCAAGCTCTGCAATAGGAATCTTCTTTCGAGGCCTAGCAACTTTCTTCTCATTTTCCATTGTGTGCATGAATATGCGCGCATCCCCTAATAAATTTTACAGTTCACGGTATAGGCTTGGGCACATGATTCTACCTGCGTCTTTTTGAAATATAGGCAATAAAGCATATACTTGCAACTAGCAGAACAACTGTTCCAATCCGCGTACGTTCGCCATAAGATAATCTCTGAAGAGTCCGTTCAGAGTCGGAAAAAATGTCCGAATAATCCACGTCGATTCCTCGAATATCAGAGGATGATGGCCGCTGAATAGCAATAAGCGGACTAACTGTTGCAATCTGGAAGACGTCCCTAAAGTATACGTCGATGGGCCCGTCTCTATCTGCGTCCCACTGAAGAGCGACATCATAGTTTCTAGAACAAATAACATAAAAATGCAGGGCATATGCGTGGTCAATAAGTATAATATCATTTGTCAGGTGCTGAGCGGGCCCATGGACTTGTGTCGGTCCTCCCAGGAAGACATCCCATTTATCCTGGCTCTTCCACAAGTCATCACACAGAGCCGGCCATCTATCTGCAAATCCTGCGGCAAGTGTACAATCATCTTCCACAATAAGAACCCAGTTATATCCACGACGCTTGGCTTCCTTAATCGCCGAGACGTGTGATGCTCCACACCCTTTCCAGCCCTCACTATGTCGGGTTGCAGGAAACCGTTGTGGTGTTATTCCAGAACCTTCAAAAGCGACCTTGGTTCCCTCCCACCGATCCGAGCGGTCATCCAGATTTATACAATAACATGGAAGTTCTGGGGCAGACATTCCCTCTACCGTGTTGTGCTAAATTAAGTCAACCCTATATTTCCTCGTACAGTTCCAGCGTTCTTGCAGAAGGGTCTGTCGCACCTGGCGTCCACCGTGGCATCCAGTAATAAGGCACATTTGTCGAAATCGTACACGACCCGAATGCCTCACAATACATTTTGAAGTAATATGCCTGTTCTACAGTTGCAGTCGATGGATATATGTATTCCTCTTTCCAATTATCACCCATTTTTATCCCCGCTAGTTCGCGTGCGATTTCATACCAAGACCGCTCACCACTTACACCATCTGAAAAGGCCTCCTTTTTCCTCCATAATACTTCAGGGGGGAGCAGCTTGTCGAGCTCAAATGCCTTGCGTAAACACCATTTTTCCATAAAACCTTCGCGTCTAGGCCGCCTATATTCAGTAGGAAGACTCAGCACAGTTGCTACAAACTGCTTGTCGAGGTATGGTGTCCGCGGTTCTAGGCCATTTGATGAAATACTCCTATCAGAACGAAGAACATCGAACATATGAATATCATTCAAAAGCCGCAACGACTCTTCTTCATACGCTTCATTGGATGGGGCATTATAAAAGTACAGATATGACCCCCACACTTCATCGGAACCATCGCCATTAAAAATCACTTTGCATTCTGTGGTCTCGCGAATACGCCGTGCAAGCAGAGTATTCGGTACAGACGCCCGCACTGTCGTCGTATCATGTGACTCAATTGCTCTAATCACGGCGGGAATGGCATCGAACATTTCCTCGGCAGTCACCACCACTTCTGTGTGGTCTGAATGAATCCAGGATGCGACCTTTCTCGCATAAGCAAGGTCAGAACTGCCTGCGATTCCAATACTGAACGTCTTCAGGACTCTACCACTCTTTTGAAGTTGTTTTTGGACAAGAGCTGCAATCAAACTACTGTCGAGCCCCCCACTCAAGAGACATCCAATCTCCCTCTCGGTATTCCTCACACGTTTATCTACAGCCGCCTCTAGAGAGTCCTTCACGGCCAAGAGGCATGAATCTAGTGACCGTGGTTGTTTAATCAGTGATGGCATATGAAAAGGGCGCGGCGGGGCTTCCAGAAACTTTCCATTCAGACCAGCACCAAATGCTATAGTCTGGTAATAACCTGGTGGAAATGGCATCGCATCGTCGCATAGAGGTAGAAGGGCCTTTATCTCGGATGCAAATACTGGAACGCCAGTTACGCGACAGGAACCGCGATACAAGGGCCGAACGCCAAAAGGGTCTCTCCCGATGATTACCTGCCTCTGGTCGAAATCTACCATTACTGTTGCAAAGACACCATCCAATGCTCTGAAAAATCCTGCTATAGATATATCCTGTCCTCGTAACCTTCTATAGAGTTCCCCCAGAATATGGCAATCAGATCCCGACGGATTACTGAGCCAATGGCGAATGGTCAACTCTTGCCAGTTATAGATTTCTCCATTGCACACCCACTTTATATCAGGTCTCTCCATAGGTTGCATTCCGCCCCCATTCAGGCCATTAATTGCAAGGCGCGTAAATCCAAGCGTACCAAACTCCCCCATATGTAAATGATCCGTTCCTTCTGGTCCACGCGCAACCAGTGCCGAAAGCGCCGTAGCTAAAGGCCCAGGCCTATCAAGTAACCATTGACCCATATAATACAAAATACCGCACATTGTTTCCTGAATATAATATATTTGGACCCTTTAGATACAGGTATGGACGCCAGTGATTTACTGAGAAAGAAGCAGCGGATTGCGGTATATTCTTATTATAAGACTGTGGTGTTTGCTGGCCAGACTGCTTGCGCGACCGCTCAGGCCGCATGTACGAGCCTGACTCCCTGTGTTACGACTTATCCCAGCTACGAAGAGAAGCAGAATGTCGTAATGGGTTCCCAGGTATGCAATAGCTGCACCAATCTAGGATGCGGCTGCGGCTGATTGCCCGCCCTGGTGGAAAAATTGACGCTCATTATATGGACAATATTTGTTCATATAATGGAGTCCACTGTTTCATTTGATATGATTGACATAAATAACATGCAGTTTAAGCTGCTGGGTGTTCAGTCAGAAATGCACAGGAATTTTGACGCGCCACCCGCGCCTCATCAAAAAGAGGAAGTAGTCAAGTTGGTTTCTGGAAAGTTTCCTCTCAATGATTTTACCGACCTTGATAAACACACCTATGTATTTCAAAAGGAGGATGGTACGCAGTTCTCGGGTATTCTTAGTGGTTTCACATACGACTGCACATTCGATGGAAGGCCAGGTAGTTGCGGTATTCCTAGAGTCTGCGTGCGATTAACTCCTGTTGGCAGCTAAAAATAGGCCAACATTTTATCTGTTCGATTTGTTGACATGAGTTTTATATAGGGGAGTTCACGAGATTCTTCTTCTAAAACAGTTTCTTCAATACATTCTTGCTTCCACTCGCACTCTTCATGGATTTTGAACATTGAATCGCGAGAGTCAAGAACAAGAATGGGAGGAAGGTCCGCCAGGTCTTTCTGCATTATTTTTTGAATACAAATGTGCATTGTCAAGTACGTGTCGTCCTCGTCTGTGAAATAAATGGCGCTTATGTCAACTCCCTCTTCAATACATTCCCGTTTATAGTTCAAGAGGCCCCGCTCCATTGCACTATTAAACTCTTCAAACCAGTTTGCCGCGATTGCACTGTGCAGAGGTGCCATAATGAACCAGTTGTCAATTACTAAAGGAATATCCATACCAGAAGAATGTGAGAACTTTTTGTAAATATTTCCTTCATCCTCATTGTAGGAACTTGTTCCGAAAATAGTTATATCTGCTCGCCTCTCGGTAGAGCGCGCCCAAATACCATCAAGTGCCTCTGGGTCATTCAGGATAATTGAGGCGTCAATCCAACATCCGCCATATTTTGAGAGAAGATATAACCTGTACCAGTCAGATTGGTGTTGAATCTTCTGCTCTGCGAGGCTCACAGGATATTCTTGCGCATCCACGTATTTGTGAATAGATTCCTTATTTAGGAAACGAATGTCCCACCCTTCCATCTTTGGCAGATTATATTTATGTATGGCTTCTATCAATGGAGGCTTATTCTCCTCGTCCCAGTAGAGCCACGCTATTTTTGGAATTTGATAAGTCGGCCCCCTATTTACCAGTACTATTGCAAATATGATTATGATACATGTAACTAATAGTATTAGTTGTAATGTATCAGACATCCCTCTACTTTATAGGAGGAATCTAAACAAAATGAAGATGAGTAGAATAGAATGTCTGCACTTGAAGGGAAGGATAATGTAAAAGAGGTGAATAAGAGGATATTATCTGCGGAAGTGGAAAAGTCGAAGGCGGACCGGCTGAAGGAGACAATTCATCTTCTAAAACAACTTGGGAATCTGGGATATACCAAAATCACTCCAGGATTTTCAGAGATAGAGGCGACTCTAAAACAGTGGGTTGCGGATGGTGAGAAGTGTGATAAAGATATTGACATGTTCAAGCATAATCGTATTGCTGAATTACGTCTTCCAAAGTTTGCGAATAAGGCGGCGACGCTCAAACTCCGTGTGATTCGAGAAGGCGACGTAGCTTGAACGGGAGTGGCTTGAACGGGAGTGGCTTGAACGGGAGTGGCTTATAAGAGTATATTTACACTCTTCAGAATGGCTGGTCGAGCTGGCTTGAGAAATGAAGGAGCGCTTTATGAAGCAATTAGTCGTGGAAATAAAGACACTTTCTTCTTTGCCAAAAATCCGGATACAACAGTAAATGCATTCGAGAATAGGTATGACCGTATTCCACCAACTATTCAAGAACTACGGCGGATTCCTCCTCTCAATGGTGCCGAGTTTGGGAGAAGTTGCGAGTTTGAGTTCGAAGTAGCCGGTGATACATTTGTATCTCCCACTATTCTCATCGACCTTCCTTCTTGGTTGCCACCAAAAGAGGCATCACTGAATCGTTCGAAAATCGTTACTGATTCGGCTGGGAATAGTATAGGATATACAAACGGAGTTGGATATTTCATGTTCAAGAAGATTCAGATTTTCCAGGACAAACTTCTTCTTCAAGAAGTTTCGGGAGATGCTCTTTTTGCAGCAAGGGCCGCGCGTGGAAATCTGAATGCGGCCTACATGGAAAATAGTCTTCTCGGATTTCACAATGGTACTGCTGCTAGTATTGGATTTAATGCGACTCCTCCCAGACTTCGTCTAGAACTCCCTTTTATTGGCGGCTCAAATGGTTTTCCCAGTATTGCCATGCGACGACAGCCCTTCAAACTCCGTCTAGAGCTGCGACCCCTCGAAGAAATCGTCGAATCTTCTGATGCAACTGTATCCGTAGCACCCAAACCCTGGGGCTCTGCATTCAACATCTCAACGACACGTCCCTACACATTCAAAACCTTAGCTCGTACGGCCATTGCATCTCCTACTCTTCAACTCGAGACGCGGCATGTCTATACAGATGGGCAATCCCAACTCGCCCTCCGTTCTACAACTCTGGAAATCCCTTTTCAACGCCTTTATGAAAATACGTTCACTTATGGGCCGCTCGAATACGCAGCAGCAACACCCTTTATAAAAAAGAGAATAGACGCCCAACATCCCGCAGGCCGCCTTCTGTGGTTCATTCGCACTTACAATGATATACGAGCCGGTAGAAGGTGGAAGATGCAAGCCGATATTTCAGGAGGTGAATATTATACCACTCAATCTCTTCTTATTGCTGGACGAGACCGCGAAACGGCATTCACAGCTGATATATGGAATACTCTTACACATCATGCAAAAGAGGACCGTGACCCCGGATTTGGTTTTGGAGAAATGTCATGGGATCTTGGTGATATTCAGGGACGCCAGGCCCCGTGGAACAGGCAGCCAGAAGGGACTATTAACTTTACTACAGCAGACCGGCCAACATTCTATACTGGTCTCGCGGCAGGTATACCGAACGATTCGGTGCTGGGAGCACCCTCTACCGAAATGATTGCGGTTGTGGAATCATGGGTACTCTATTCAATTGAACATGATAGAGGCGTCCTGAAATATGGGAACTAACGCGGTCTAAACCAAACTTCGGCAACTACCTTAGAATAGATGTCATCGGGCTGGGTCCAGGTTGCAAATAGCAGTGGGAAGATGTATTGGGTCAATACAGCTTCCGGTTCAACCTCTGATATAGACCCAAATAGTGTATCGAAAGTCTCTGCATTTTTGGCAGGTGGCAGCGGCTCTAGTAATGCCGCTAAGATTGCAGAGTATAATGCAAAACTAGTGCAACTACAGCTGCTTATTGATGCACTAACTCCTGCTGGCCCTGGCTCTGGCCCTGGCTCTGGCCCTGGCTCTGGCCCTGGCTCTGGCCCTGGCTCTG